GTACCCTGTGCGCCGACTGCGGGAGTAGTCAGCCCTGTGTAAAGACCGAAGATGTCACTCTCGATCTGTTCTGCCATTGCAATCACATGCGGTCTCACATAGGTGTCAAACAGAGACACGTTGGTGAGCAACTGAGACACATCCGGGATCGTGAAGCTGGATTCCTTGTGCTTATTCACCGTGATTGCGACGGTGCTAATAGCGGTCTGTTGGAACTGAACGGCGTTGCCTTCAGAGATGTCGTTAGCCACGACAGTTGTTGGAGGGACAGCAACGTTAACAGTGTCGCCCACTGCTCCCGGCTGGTTATCCCACTTGCGATTGATGATAGAACCCATCTTCAGGGTTTTCTGAAGAGGTTCGAGTGCCTGTGCCGCAAATAGTTTTACAACCTGTGATGCAAACTCTGCGGAAGTATTGAAGCCTGTAGTCATTGTTTTTGTTACCTGTTGTCGTTTTGTCCGTACTTCCCCTGTGTTTTATGTCCACAGGCACGACTGTCGAATATTATTTAGTCCTACGCCATCTTGAGTAATTCATTTGCCACAATCTGCATCTCTTCTCTTGTCATCCCTGCTTTAATCTCCGGGATACCAGATGAAGGTGTTGAGACCGTCTTTGATGCTCCACTGCCTGTAATCGGCTGCGGAGCTAGTAAGCCCTTCAAATCACCCATGCGAACCTTTACAGCATCTTCGAGCGGTTGGTCACCGATTGCGTACTTGCCGTCTTCGAGCTTCTGCATCTCGTCGCCGAATACCTTGAACGCCGTTGTACGAGACGCTTCATTGGCAAACTGATAACCAGCCAAAGCACGATTGAGAGCGGTGTCTCGATCAGCTAGTTCTGCTTTCTTTGTGGCTGCTTCGTTAGATGCTGTCAATTCCTTGATCTGTCGTTCTAGGACTGCAATTCTTGGATCAGGTGCCGCTGTGCCTTCTGTTTTTTGCTCCGTCGTCGGCTGCGGTTTGAAACTTTCGATTGCTGTGCTGATTGATCCTACCTGTTCACGCAGTTTTGCAATATCAGTCTTCGATGAATGAACGAAGTTATTAATTCTGCCGTCCACGATCTTGGCGATATCTTCTGCTGTGAGTGGTGTTGCTTGGGTGTTGTTTTCGTTGTCTGCCATTTGTTTCCCCGTCATTATCGGTGACGGCTCCGTTATGTTTTACTGCCCTTGAGTTTTATGTCTTCAAGCCGACAATCTTATTTATTTCCCCTGAATAACAAGCTCAAAGGAACGCTCGTCAATTCGCCCAACAGCAGTCGTGATAGTGCATGTGAGCTTGTAGGTGCGTCCAGCAACACCAGCAGACAAGAGCGCCGTTGCCAGTGTAGTCGTGTGCGTTGAGTTTGGTTGGAGGTTTGATAGTGTCTTAATTCCTGCCGGGATGGTCCAATTGACGCTTGCAATTGTATCCGTCTCCAGCCACGCCGACCAGTCGTAGGTGTAATCTAGTGTTGCGCTTGGATCTTTATAAAACCGTGGTAAAGGTGGAAACACGTTAACGCCGCTGGTTTCCTCATCCACTCTGATGGTTCGCCCTTTTGCGGCGACCCAAGTGTTAGATGTTCCGTCCCATGTATCCGTGTCCGAATCCCATGTCTGATTAAGTTGATCCCATGTAGGCATTAGATTAGTACCCTCTTAGACCCATACACAGATAGGTCACCTTGTCTGATGCGCCAAATGCTGATGCGCCTGTAATTGTCAGCGTTGTTGTCGTCGCTGTTGCTCGAACTTGCAATCCTGTCGTCTCATCATTAGCGACACATGCTGGTGCTGTATTCTGCCATGTTCCACCAAATGTGATTACGCCTGATGTTGCTGATCCGCCAGAACCAATCGTGATGCGTCCTGCGTTGTCAGTGCTAGCAGAATCGAGAGTTGGCGATGTGCCAAAACCAGATGTGATACTTGGCGTTACTCCACCATCGTCGCCAGAAACGTGAAATGCAAAAAAGCTCTGTGCGTCGGCTCCGTGACCACCAATGTTTGCTGTGTTACTTCCATTCCAGCAGCCAGCATTCTTACCAATGAATGTGCAATTACTCGGCTGTGTGCTAGACGGTAAACCAGCGCAAAAACCAATACCAATGTTGTAATTGCCAGTTGTTACGTCGTGATTGAGAGCGCAGCTTCCAGGTTGACCAGGATTGATGCCACCATAGATCGTGCTGGACGTTGCATTGCTGTAGTCGCCAATAAAGGTGTTTTCGTATCCAGCATTGCTTCCCGGCAAGCCAAAGCCAGCAGCAAAACCAATGAGTGTATTTCCGCCGTAACTATGATCGGCGTGAGACATGGAGTAACCAGCGAAAGTTCCAATAGCTGTGGTGCGAGAGTAGTTGTTGCCTGCTCTTAGCGTATGTCCACCAACAGCTACGTCATATCCACCGTAAGTCAGACCAGCACATGCAACAACACCCATGCATGTATGAGCGTTGCCCCATACATCGTAAGCAGGTTGCAGCGATGACAGTGGACCATGACCGACCGCTGTGGAATAAAGTGTGTTTGCACTGCCAGTCAAGTTGCCAAGGAAAAGGTTATATCCACCGAGTTGATTTACACTCTTTACCTGTTGTGCCGCATCAGCAGCACCAATACCAATTCCGATGTCAGCATTTTGAGCGATGTAGACAACAGGCGTGCCACCCCAAGAAATAATGCCACCAGTGGTGTTGTGCCAAGTCGGAACTGTCGCTGTGTCTGGACTGTTTTTGTTATCCAGATATATCGTTGTCGTATTGTCGGCGATTGTTGTGCTAACTGTAAGCCGATAATATGCACTGCCGTTGGTCGATCTGTAGATGTTGCGACCAATGACCCTTACATCACTCGATACAGGCACGTTTGTCAGTGTTACTTGCTGACTTGAAGCTGTCGTCGATGCTGCTGTCGCATATGGTTGTGTCTCACCAGATGCAGTGACAAAACTCACCAGATACGCAACACCGCCATTAACACTACCAGCAGAGCCAGCCGTAGCAGTTGGCGCTGACGATGGAGCCAACACCATATGCATACTAAGAAAGTCTGAGCTAATGGTGCCAACAAAATTATGACCACCATTAGTCGTCATCTGACCAACGGCAAGCGAGACCAGAAGGAAAAAGAGAATCAGTTTCTTCATTTTATTGTCTTACCACCTTATGTTTTACGGGGAGTATTACTGGTGCGTCGGGTTGGTACGCTGTGATTGCAGTGCTGATGTTACTCATAGAATCATTTTGTGCAATGGTCCAAGAGAGTGAATTAGCTCCAACGCTCACAGGACCAGCATAAGCAAGATCACCTGCAACTACAGGCGATGACGTACACAAATTACATTTATAGGCTTGGGTCTGTCCATTGTTTTCATTGAACAAAAGCATGTTATTCGACATCCATCCGCCAACCAACCAGTCATTGCTTTTTGTGGCGGTAATTGTTGGTGAACTAAACGTCGCAAAAGCCGCAGCACCACCAATGACCGCAATGCTGTGTGCGTCAATTGGATTTGTCTGGTTAACTCCTTTCAGGGTCACCGCAGCACACCAGAAACCCTCAAAAGCGTTGTTTAATGGTGCTGCAAATGTGACTTGAATGTTATGTGCGCCTGTAGCTGGAGCAGTCATGTAAAATTGTGCCAAGCGACGATTACCACTTCCCGAAGTCTGGTCAAGCTGAGTAAGCGAAACTCCGTTGTAACTGATACTCGATAGACTAGTGTCACCTGAGTACCAGCCACACTCGACATGCATCACTAGCTTGGTGCCAGTCGTTGTGTGAGACCATGTGTATACTTGATTGCCAGAACCAGCCGTGTAGCTCGTATTGTCGTAACCAATAGCAGCAGACAACAAAACAGGAATCAAGAAGAGTAAAAAGAGTCGTTTTAGCATTAGAGTGTCAAGGTAAACCGCATGACCACATATTTTGCAGTGCCGTCAACAGTTGCAAAATTAGCGTCGATACTGGCGTTGTTTATCAGCGTTGGTGTGCCGTTGAGTGTGCCAGATGCAAATGAATTAGTGCCACAAGTCAGAGCGCCTGTGAGTAACGATGTCGAAGAGCCAGAGGTAATGATTGGGAGTACTGTTGGAGCACCTGCATTAGCAAAACACTCGACAGCCGTTACAGTCATTGTTTGTCCGCTCTTATTGCCACACACCGATGGAGAGTTGTTATCACTTGCGAGAAATGGAGAGCCAGCACCAGGGTCACCGATAGTTACTTCACACACTCTGACTTTTTGCGCTGCCGTCAACGTGCCCATACTTCCTTGCGCTCCGACACCACCATTCACAATTGCAAATCCGGTTTGTGGTGTACTAAAAGTCGCTACAACGTCATAAGTGGTTGGGTTGATTGTGAGCGTGTTTGGGTAAATTACATTGCGTGGTGTGGAGTTGTCTTGGAAAGTCACCGTCAAAGCTGCTGTCTGATATCCATGTGTAGCTCCAGTCACCGTCACAGTAGTTGCAGATGTGAATGAACCAATGTAAGGCGATGATGTGCTCGTGGATGGAAGCTGATTAGCCGGGACTTTGCCATCGCTGCCCAAACTCGGATAACCGTTAGCCTGTCCTTTATTGGATGTTGATTCTGCCCCGATGCTCGACGGTGTAATTGGGTCGCTACCGTTAGCTGCGTGGCTGCTTGCGTGTGCAGATGGGTTGAAACTGGTCGGCCACGCACCAGGAGCACCAGTAATAGGATTCTGGTACATGCCCGAAAGTGCCGCTTGCGCTCTGGCATTTGAAAAGTACAGGTTGCCATTTTCAGGAACAATTGAGGTATCCAATGTCTGCCATGTCTTGTCACCACGCCAATACTGAGTTGAGCTACCCGCACTAATGACAGGCTCGTACACTCCGCTGTGATTGTGATTGCCAAGCGCTACTGTCGAAGACGTTGTGCCTGTCGGGATTCTGCCAATTGCGAAGATACCTGTAGCGATCTGCGAAGCATCGAGCGAGATAGGATCACTGCCAGCGTTACCATGAGTGCTTGCATGTGTGGATGGGACAAAACTAGACGGCCACGAACTTGGAGCACCAGTAATAGGAATCTGGTACATTCCAGCCAAAGCCGCTTGCGCTCTCGCAGCCGTGAAGTAGAGATTGGTCCCTTCGCCAACGTTGGAGGTTGTAATCGTCGGTAGATCACCAAGCTGCAATGACGCACAGACAATACCGCCAACTTGAGTCTGCACGGCAAATTTATGAGCGTCGCACTGACCAAGACCAGCTTTATGTTGATCCAAATATGAGAAGTTGTTGTTGATTGTGGTGCGAGATCCAGCAATCGTATCAGAGCCTTGGATTGATGTGATCTGTGCATGAGAGGCATACACAGCCACCAGAAGGAGTAATAATGTCTTAATCATTGCGTTACTGCGTTGAGCCTCTTTCTGTCACATTCATTGCGAGTGTCGGTGGTGTAACTGTTGTTTGTGTTTGTGGTGCGGTCTCGATCTCGTCAATACACTGCTGAATAAGATCGGAATTGGCGTCCTTCAGATACGCACGCACGAGCTTCTTTCTGGTTTCCTTGATGAATGTCTCTGAGGGAATATTCAGCGAGTCAACCAGGGCATTCAGTTCGGCAAGCGCTTGTGCAACATCCTCGCTGAAGATCATTCCACGCACGTCAACCGCTGTGTTGTCGTTGCGAATCTCTGCGATGTCCTCAAGTGCGTCCTGTATGGCTGTGCGAATCAAAGTGCCGAATACATTGAGTACGTCGGCTGCTGGTTGCATGTCGATCTCTTTGCTAACTGCGGATTGCACCGTTGCAGAGGCTCGACTAGATCTGCCTTGTGCTACCAAATGGCAAAGTCTGTAAATGTTCTCACGAAGAGATTCCAGATAAGCCTGTGTGGACTTCCAGCTTTCGCCCTTTGGTTCGACGTACTCAAATTTGCTGTCAGGTGCCGGGAGAGTAATTGCTGCGTACTCTGCCACTGTGACGTTTGCGGAAACCTCAGTGTCTTTACCGTTAGTGAAAACAGGCAGAGGATTATTCGCCAACCAAAGCGACCAACCGTAAGAGTTCTCCGTGTTCAGATGGTCAAGACACGGAAGGAACACTCTATTACCGAGCCAGAGTTTATCACCAGTCTCAACACAAGTCAGCGGGACCTCTTGTAATCCTGCCATGGCGTGTAATCCGAGATCGACAAGTGTTGCTTTCGTCGGCTTGTTTGCGTTTGGCTCCCACTCAGCCTGATACACTGCATAGGTCGTCTTGTCGTAATAGCTCCACCGTTCAACATTTTTCGGAGTGCCAAGAAAGCTCTGAACCACATCGAGAGAATGCAGTACGACCCATTCGAACTTGCCGTATTTGTCTTTCTGGTAATTGATGACTGACCAAGGATCGACATGCACAAAATATGGAGAATTGCCGCCTAATGCCTCTTGTTCGGCGAGGGATACTGGTGTTACGGCCAGCTTCGGCAGATCGATCAGAAAGTACGAGCGCCCATATACCAGACTTTCGACGGCGACATTCTCAAAAAAGCGTGCCAGAGATGTCCCTGAGTTGTCGCAATCTTCGAGTAGTTCTTTGTAGTATTTCGCCGTATCTGCCGGGAGAGCAGCTACACCATCAACCTTCCAATCGTACTCAAGGTTGTTCTCGAAAAGTTTGCTCGTGTAATAGCTGACAATCGAGGAAATAATGTTAGTGTATGTGAGCTTGCTGAGACGCTGTACGTACGATGTTCCAAGCTCCTTCTGCCGCTTAACAAGAAATCGTGATCCGTTGTCCTTGAGTTGCTTACCGCCGACGAAAAGCAATCTCAACTGTGCGAGAAGATCGGCATTGGCTGTTACATCTGGATGAGTCTGATTGATTGCCAGGATGTCTACTTCTGGCGGAAATTGGTTTGTCACGTAGGTTATTTATCTTCTACATTATGCTGGTAGTAATAAACTGGATCGTTCGCTTGCGGCATTTCTCCATCTTCAAAAGTGCTTGCGTCATAGCATCAACAACGTCATCATTCTTCGCTCTCGGAAATAACATAACCTCTTTGAGAAAGTCTTCCTTCCACGTTGCCTTTTCCGGGATGTACACGTTTCCTGCTTCGATCATCGGCGATACAGCAGATAGACGGCTCTCTTTGGAGTTCTTGCCGGGATCTACTGCGATGATGCCACTGACTACCTTACGCAACATACTGATAATCGCTGGTCCGTTGGCTTTATCCTCGATCAGCTTGGTTGTCACATGCGGATATTTTGCACAGAACATCTGAAAGGCATCGACGGTCTGAACAAAATCCATCTGCTTACGGTACTGATCGATCAAATAGAACTCTGCTTTGCTCCGTGCCCAATATTGAAACACCACATAATCGTTTTGCTTACCACCTTTAAAACTGAGATCACAACTGATTACGTGTTCGTCCCATTCGGTTGGTAGATTGTGTTGATTCCACTCTCTGAACCAATCAGGATTCACCATGCCGCCTGTTTTTGCGACTGGTTGCTGTTGATATTGACCTTGGTATGCGAGAGAACCGAGACTCAGCTTGCGCTCCTCAGTCGCTTTCTCATCGAAGATCTGCGGCCAGAGAAGTGCGCCATCACCTTGTTCGGCTCGTGGATCAGACCAGCCAATTGATGTGACCTTGTGCGTGAAACTGTCATACTCGTTGGGCAATACTAGATGGTCGAATCCAAGGTTGCGCTCAAGTAGATGCCCTGTGAGATCGTCCTGGTGAAGCCGCTGACAGACGAGTATGATTGAGGCTCCCGCTGAGATACGGTTCGAGAGTCCTTGGTCGTATATCTGAAGGTCTTTTGCTCGTACTTCGTCTGAGAGAACTTCAGAGACATTGTGTGGGTCGTCCAGAATCAGAGCGCCATGACCAGAAGCTCCGAATCCCATAGCGTTTTGATAGGCACAGCAGCGACGGGAGCCTGATCTTGTGTTGTCGAAAACCTCTATAGTCTCTCGATCTAACTGAATAATATCACCCCAATTCTGCTGATACCACTCACTCTTGATGACTTTCTGAGCCTTAATTGAGAAGTCCCATGCGAGGTTTGTTGAGAAGGATGTACAGAGAAAGCGAGACTCCGGGTATCTGATCCACACCCACATCGGCCAGAAAATCGAGACTATGATGCTCTTGCCGAATCGTGGTGGTGTGTTGATGATGAGCTTGCGTATCTGCCCATCTGTGACCGCTTGAAGGTGCTCACACATCGCTGCATGGTGGATGCCCTCGACGTATGGTGTGGTAGGTTCGAGGATCGGCCATGCTTGCTGCACGAAATATCTGAAGTTACGAGCAGCAAGTTCTCCTTTTGCGGCTTGTTCTTCTAGGATTGCTTTACGGAGTTTATCTTGTTGTGTCACTTATGTATTTACTGTCGAGCCGAACCACGAAATTGAGATTTTGTTTATAAAATTCCGTGCTTACCTGAAAACGCCGCCCTCCGAAAATAATCGAGATCGACTTACGGTGCCGGATGGTGAGTAACCCCAAGTATCTTTGTTACCTGTTACTTACAGCCAAAAGCATCGTCTAATGGTAATAGATAGTTTGCAGGAGACAATGAGATGAAGGCATTCGGTTACATCAGAGTCAGCGGCAAGGGTCAGATCAACGGAGACGGTCCTGAGAGACAAGAGCAGGCTATCAGAGACTACGCAGCCGCAAATGGACATGAGATTGTCACCATTTACTTTGAGAAGGGTGTTTGTGGTGACATTGAGACTATGGATCGGCCAGCATTCGTTGAGATGATGACTGCTTTAATGTCCAATGGTGTTCGCACTGTCGTGGTGGAGAAGCTAGACCGCTTATCTCGCCATCTCATCACCCAAGAGACCTGTATTCAAGACTTTGCGAAGCAGGGAATCACACTGTTATCTGCCGATCCCGCTGAGGTAGACTTAATGGCTAACGATCCAGGGCGTATCTTTGTCAGACAGGTCTTTGGTGCGTTGGCTCAATACGACAAGGCAATGCTCGTCGCCAAGCTGAGAGCCGCCAGAATGCGTAATAAGGCTGCTGGTAAGCGTATGGAGGGTCAGAAGCCATATGGGAGCCGTCCTGGTGAGCAAGCGATTGTAGAGCGTATTAATGCCATGTATGCCCAATCTATCTCGTGTCAAACCATCGCCGACACTTTGAACGCTGAAAGTATCGCCCCACGCAAAGGCAAATGGCACGCTAAGACGGTCTCTCGAATCGTCTCTAGGACAGATTCCGTAGAAACTGTCAAATCTCTCGCTGCATAGTGTCAGATACCCTCTCAGATATGCTCTCAGACACCCTCTCAATCGCTCACAGAAGCCCTCAGTTGCATCGGCGCACTCTCAGCGATACTCAGAGACCCCCGACGACTCCAAATCGCTCTCAGAAGCCATCAGAAAAGAACCGAGCGAGGAGCGCAGCGACGAAGCGAGGACATAACAAGGTTAGTAACATCCACATAACATTTCCCCTGAGACGAGACAACATTAGAAAAACGACAATTTCCTATTTTGTCGTTAAGCTGGCTGTCAATTTGCTATACACTATTGGCGGTTCTTAGTGGTGGGAGTTACTGCAAACGCTCAGAAGGAACGTCAATCGTTGTGCCTTCTAGCAGTCTACGATTGGTCTCAGCGTTCTCAATGTACTGCTGAAGCTGCACGTCGGACAGTTTGCTCAGATCGGGCTTATTGAGGTTGTGATCGATCTGCCCTGTAACATTGATCTCTTTAACCTCACCCCAATTACTCTTAAAACGTCGCTCCAAAAAAGCTGCAACCGCTCTGTGATTTTTGGTGCTCGTCGCAAGCTCTTTGAAACGTCCGACCATCTCAAGCTCAAGCTCTGCGTCGGCATCAAGCACTTTCAAAAAGAAATCGTGGTACGGAGACTGCTCGTCCTGTCCCTCATGCAGCCAGCTTTGCACAACCTCTGGAGACACACCTTGCTTGCGTGATGCCGTAGAGATGTGAAGACCTCGGCGTACAAGATCACAAAAGTCACTGACCCACTTCTTGTCTTGGAGTTTTATTGGTAGATCGTTGCTGATAGGGATTAGTTTTTGCAGTCTTTGCATGGGATAAAGTCTTTCAGGAATTTTCGGAGAGCCACATCTGTAACGAACCAGTTGCGACCACCAGGAAGTTTATGAGCGGTGATTTTATTCCGACGTATCCACTCGCAGACAGTGTACTCTCTTACGTGACACAGTTGAGCGATTTGGCGTACATCATAGAGGA